ACACGTTTTACTTTTCCATTTGCAATATCATTAAATTTTTTAGCAACTTGTTTATGATGAGATCCTTCTACAAAATCTGGCCAAACATGTTTTACAAAAGCCATGAAATCATTTTTAATATCCGCTTGTTTTTTCTTTTCTTTCCATTTAGCCATGACAAGAGATAGTTCTCTTTTTACATCAGGTGGTAGCTTTTCAAACTTCTTTAACTTTTCTATGTCTATTTTCATAATGTCATTCGAAAAAATTTTCTAAAAAATTTTTATACATACGTTTTTGACCCCGATAAGTATTTTACGTCTTTAAGTATCCAAAACTCTGCAAAATGTCGCACCTGTAGGGACCCCTTTTTGTGTATGTATAATTGATTAATTAAAAAATTGCAAATTTTGGATGGAGCCTGGTACCTCTATTGAGATACCAGGTACAGAAAGTTATGCCCACCGTTTAAGGGCATCCTTTTTGATTAAGATGGCGGGTCCAGATACCCAGTCATCATGACCAAATAAGTATTTGTCTTTAGTGAATGTAGTTCGCCACAATGTTGTAGCCTCTGGGTTTAATGGTAGTCCCATTAACTTGCCCTCTTCATTTACTATCAACACATCGCCGTTAGGGAATGTGATACACTCAACATAACCACCAACAAATTCTTGAGCAGATTTTAAACCTGGCTCATCTTTAACATCGTCAATGATTTTAAACTCAACAGCATCTGTGTTAACTTTTTGTTTTAGTTCCATAAGTTCCTCACTAGTTCGCCGTTAGTTGCTTTGTTTAAACATTCCAGATATTCAGTTTCAGTTAAACCAATTTTATTAACTAGAAACCAATGCTTTTCGTTTTGTGTACCTAAAGCTGTTGTTGTGTCTGTAATATACTTAACAGCTTTGTCCAAGATTTCTTGTCTCTTTGGTCCACCGTATTCATATTCTGGTTTAAGTTTTTTTGCTGATTGTTTTCTCATATTTTCCTTTCTGTTAATAAGGTCTTGTACCATGGACCATGAGGCATGGTCCATGGATAAAGTTGTCACACCTCGCTAGTTATTATCCTAGTATTAGTATAGGTATGTCCCCAATTAGTTGTGTGAGTTGTTTTCTCAACTCTTTCAATCGGTGTGTGTAATGGCTCGGTCCTTGGTGCAATGTTTATAACTTGCTGAATATATTTATTTGCAAAGTCATTATAACAACCATTGCTACAAAAATAAGAATACATATTCACATATTCTGGATTGAATTGTACTTTACGAGTTCGTAAAGCTTTATTGCCCTTGCTACCTCGCACCCTGTCAACTGTATGATAGGTATGGCAACTTGGACCATGGCACCAAACATGTGAGGTCATTAATACCTCACTTCCCATTTGCCTTTGGCAGTTCTATATCCTTTTTGGTCTAGGTCATAATAAGTTATTAAAGCCTCGCCAAGTTTACTTGTCCAGTATCTACATTTTTCTGTCCATTGACCAAACCTTGTCACAGTTTCGCCTGTTGATTTTGTAAATGTTATTCTAAATGTTTTATTGTGTATCATATTATTCCTTTCTGTTATGTATGGGACTATCGCATAGGATAGTCCCATTGTCAAACATTAATTTACAGATTGTTCATATTTTTGTCTTGCTAAAATTTTAGCCTCTCTTGACATGAATTTATTTTTCATGCCTTTAATTCTTTCAGCAAGATTAGTTGGATTGTAGATTGTAAGACCTGTTGAGTTAGTTCTAATCAATTCAGCCTCATCAACTTTGATACCCAATGCGTCAGCTAACTCAATCGCCTCACTCATGTATCTATATGCTTTCAATCCAATCTTCAACTCATCACATTGTTTTTGAATACTATCAATCCACTTTTGGTGTGTTGATACTAATTGAGATTTAGCAACTCGCCATTGTTCTAATCTCTCATACTCATCTTTAGTACAAGCGATAGTTCTTGAACGACAGTAAGAAGTTCCAATAACATCTAACATATATTGACTATTGAAATCTTTAGTCATTCCCTTGTTATCGTCATCATTGTGATAATTACCCCCAAGTGCTTTGTCGTTTGCGTCTATATGTTTAGTCTTGAATGGATTATCTTGCTTATCATTTTGTTGAGCAAGAATATCTGGGTTAAGACCTTGTTCTTTTAACTCATCTCTATAATAGGCATAAGCAAAGTGTTGTCCTTCCTCTCTTGAGTATTCACTACCATTTAGATTACCAAACAAACCAAAATCAAAATGCGATTTAGTTTCAGTTTGATTACCCTCATCATCAACACCCTCGTTGTGTGCAAAGAAAAAACATTTATCTTTGGCAACAACATCACATGGACTTCCATATTTAGATTTAAAATGTCTTAACACTTTAACATCTTCTGGTGGATATGCTCTTTCAACAATCTGTGTTGCAAGTTCAAATGCTGATTTATATTCTTTATCTACATTCTCTCTTGCTACGAGATATGCCTCTTTCTCTTGTGTCATTTCTTGTTCAAACACATTTTTTATTTTACCAAACAACTTATTTCGTAGTTCAGTATTTAATCGTATTCTTGACATAATGTCCTTTCTGTTAATTGTTAATAATTTTTTTTATAAACTATCTTGACATTCCTGTCAATAGGATTATATAGGATATAGATAAATAAATTATCTATCAACGGTGTTAGTCCCTTGCTGACTGAACGGAAACGTATCGAGTTATGAGAGGGGCTGATGCCAGATCCAATTGCTAAATGCAAATTTTTAAAAACGTTAGCATGGTGATTGGATCTGGTATCAGTAGGGATAGCGGTGAGTTTAAACACTATACCAGGATGAGTGCATAAGGGTACCCCGAATGTCAACTGTAACGCGACTGCGTTGACCTCTCCCGGCGCACCTACTGATAGTAATTTGTTGGTCCACTATGACCGGACGGCTTCAGTGGGCCAGCATCAAGCTTCAAGCAGCAAGCTGCGACGTTGTTGCACATATACAGACAAAAATTTATATGCATAATGCAGCGTAACAGAAAGGAATAATATGAACGATGATATAAATGAAAGATCAGTTAACCCACTGATTAGAATAGCCAACACGTTAGAAGAGATCCTGAGACTGGTGAAAAAAGACCAGGAGGATGCAGAGGCTAGAAGGAAACAGCATGAAGAGGATTAAACACAACGATCTTGTGCCATGGTTCATTCAGGACCATGGCACGCTGCCGGATGCCTATCTCCGGAGCTGTAAGAAATTTTTTAAAGAGTTGAGCGACAAGCAACAAGCCTCAAGCAACAAGCGTCAAGCTGTCCCATTGTGGAGGCCGGGTACACGTGTTAAAAATAGATTTAACAGAAAGGTATAATATGAATACAAAAGAAGCTTTAAAAATTGTGGGCGGTTTAAGTAAGCCCTCCAAGATGCCGGGCTGGGCGTATGGTATACCCGCAGCAGAATGTAAGACTGGTGAATTACTAAGAGACGTTAAGGGCAGCACCTGCGAAGGCTGTTACGCTCTAAAAGGTTGTTATGTCTTTGAAGTGGTTCAGGCAGCTCAATACAGACGTTTAAATAGTATCCAGGACCCGCGTTGGGTCGACGCCATGGCAATGTTAATTAATTCTAAAAAGTCTAAATGGTTCAGGTGGCATGACTCCGGAGACGTGCAGGACGAAGCGCACTTATATAAAATTTTTGAAGTATGCGAGTTGACTCCGGATACCAAACACTGGTTACCAACACGGGAAGCCTGGACCATGAAGCACTTAAAGCACAAGCCAAAAAATTTGGTATTACGTTTTTCTATGCCAATGGTTGACCAGCCTGCCTCAGGCAGCTGGAGCAACACGTCAACAGTCGTGAGCGGTGAAGGTAGAACGTGCCCGGCCCCTGATCAAGATAACGAATGCAAAGACTGTCGAGCATGCTGGGATCCTTCTGTTAAAAACGTAGCCTATGGAAAACATTAACCATGGGCCACGTATTCAGGCATCCTAATTATTATAAACAACTAAACGAAGAGAGGAAGAAGTATGAGCAAGAAGCATCAAGCAACAAGCATGGAAACGACGATCCGGATCCTGCACGAAGAGTGGGCCCTGAAGCAGGGACTAAGATCCAAGCAACAAGCTGCAAGCATCAAGCGTCAAGCAGCAAGCGTGGACGCAGAAATTTATAAAGAATCTGATTATCGAGCAACAAGCATCAAGCGCCAAGCTTTGACAGAAATTCCTCACAATTAGAAAATCCCTGGGAGCATGGTTCAAGGTTCAAGCCGCAAGCAACAAGCTCCCGGATTCTTGAACCCTCATAAAGTTTTGGAAGCTTGAGGCAGGCATCATTTACTAAGATAAAAGTCTCCAATGGATGCTTTACATGGAAGGCAATTTGGTGTGGAGAAAAGGTGACCTTGTTTGTTTTTGTAACTTTAAGCTCTATAGTGAAAAAGTGGCAGTTATTATTATAGACCAATAGATCAGGAGTACCGGGAACGCTAAGATTCTCCAGTCGAATGAGGCTAAATTTTTTAAAATTTCTTTTAACTTGTGCATAGAATTTGGTTTCTGGTTTCACGTTATTTTTAAGGCAACAAGGCTAGTCAATCTTTCTTAAAACCTTACCCATATTCCATGTTTCAGCTTTAATTGTGAAGACAAGACGATGTGTCTCTCTGGCTCCCAATAACTTATTTTCTAATAATTGTAAAGAGGCAATATCATAATATTTGCCATCAGGCAGACAAACTTGAACTCTTGCATTACCAACATGCAAATTGCCTTTGAGCATTTTATCTAAAACTTGTCTGAGTAATCTTCCATTCATAATTTCTTTTCATGGCGCCCAGTATCCATAGTATTAATAAACTTAAGGAGTTGAATAAAACTACTTCGTAAGCCGACGCCAATCAATTCAATGTTTATATGTAATTAAGTGAACCAGTTTGTACCTAACTACAGTTGCATTTATATCATTGTTGTGTTAAAATACAACACTTACAAAAGCGACATAATGACTAGAGAACACGGAAGAAAATACGACGGCAGATCAAGACCAACTAATGATACATACAAGAAACGTTGGGAAGAGATCTTTGGTAATAAAAAAGAAGAACTAGAACCTGAGGATCAGGAATATTTAGATTCATTAAAAGAAAAATTATAATGGGACTCCCAAAAAAATTAACAGAACAACAAATTAAGTTTGCTAATCTTTTAATATCTGAACAAGGTAGAAAGTCTGCTACTGCATGTGCAATAGAAGCAGGATATGCGAAAGAGTCTGCAAGACAAGCTGCAAGTAAATTACAGAATCCAAAATTATATCCACTTGTAGTACAATATATTGGTGAGCTTAGAGAAGAATGGCAAAAACAATACGAAGTTACATTTGGAAATCATATAGCAGAACTTGGAAAATTAAGAGATGAAGCTAGAGATAAAAAAGCTTGGTCTGCAGCAGTTAATGCTGAAGTTGCAAGAGGAAAGGCAGCAGGTTTATATATCGAGCAGAAAATAATAAGAACAGGTAAACTAGAAGACCTATCAACAGAAGAATTGGAATTAAGAATGAAACAGATAATTGATGATTATTCACCCATACTTGAAGGTGTTGAGGTGGAAGAGCTAATGGACAAAGTAAGAGAAGAACCAAAGCAAGTGGTAAAAGTTGAAGAACCATTAGATTAATCATTTTCTTTTTTATCTAAATCATTTTTTAACATTTCAACTAACCAAGGGTTATCTCTAAACACACCCATCATTACATTGGTAAGTTGATTGACAACAGCTTCTTCATGTTCCTCTTTTTCTAAAGCAGCTTTCTCTTGATTTAATCCTGCAACTTGAACTGCAGCATGCATTATCTCATGTATAATTGTATTTGCTCTTTCTTGACCACATAAATCATGTTGTATACTAATTGTATTTTGTCTGTAATCGTATTCACCAAAACAATCTGTCATCTGCCATTTCTTGTATTCAGGTCTAACATATTTTATTT